GGAGAGTTTGATCCCCACTATTCTGAAAATCGTCAGGAGGGTGATGTATGAGTGAAAGAATTACAGTTCAAGACTTCATAGATGTTGGTGAAGAGTTCTTTGACAAGTATTATTATGTTGCAAGAGAATTAGGAGAAGATCCTAAACCAGAAGAAATTTTAAAAGTCATGGATGCTTTGACTTCTATAGTAAGATATAATAGATCAAATGAAACTAAACCTGTAGGATTTGCTACAGAAGAAAAACAAAGAGCTAGACATTCTGACTTAGGTGCGTTAGACTAAGTTCATGAACATATTCGTTACTTCCCCTGATCCTGTTGCTTCAGCACAAGTGCTTCCTGACAAACACATTGTCAAGATGCCATTAGAAACATGTCAAATGCTTTCTATTGTTTGCTCTGAAGAGTGGGGTCATAACTATGGTAAGATACATCGTAATGATGGTCAACCATACAAAACCTCTAGAGGTGCATTTCGCAATCATCCTTGTACGATATGGGCAAATGATTGTCTAGAAAATGCATGGTGGTTACTCACACATGGTATTGCATTGTCTCTAGAATATACACATCGCTATGGCAAAACACATTCTTGTCATCGACCACTTCTAGAAGCAAGAGATCTTATGCCATCAGCAGACTACACTAAGCATACACCATTTGCTTTTGCAGGTCCTGATGAATTCAAGAATGACAAAACCATTGATATCTTTACTGCATATAAAAGATATATCAAGTCTAAACCTTGGGCAGCAAATAATTATCTTCGTGACCCATCTAGAAAACCAGAGTGGATATCATGATTGACAGTGCATTATTACTCAAAATTTATCTTGCTGCCAGAAAGGTTAAGGTAAAGTATCCTCCTTCAAGAAAATCTTACAATGCACATTTATACGGATGAAGAAGATCTTTAACGACCATTTTTTCTGGAAGTTTAGAGCACCTAATGCAGAACAATTAACGTCTTACATTAATAGTCTAAACTCCTCTGAGGAAGCACCATGGAGTGAGTTATGTTCAGTAACTAATATCTCTATTCAAGAAGACATCTTTGATCTGATAAATCCTAGTCTTGGTTTATTGGGACAAGAAGTCGGTCTATCGATGACTATGAATATGGGTAGACCATGGGTCTCTCAATATAAAAGGGGAGACTTCCAAGAGGTACATGACCACCGTGATTGTGATTTAGTTGGAGTTTTCTTTCCAGAATATAAGGAGGGATACTCCAAGTTTTATTTTATAGATAGAAGTGTCAACTTAAAACCTCCACTCATGGATATCATGGGTAACAAAAACAATTTCATTGTTGATTATAGTGCTGGAGATATAATTTTCTTTCCGAGTCACATGTTACATGGAGTCTCAAAGCACGACCACGATGATAAACGTAGGACATTAAGTTGTAACTTCTGGATTAAACAAATCAACCGCCAACTTAACTGGAGTTATGAATAATGAAAGTTGATAGATACTATGACCCCTATGAGGATCTAGAAAAACAAGTAATAAAAGATATAGAGTATGCTGCTACTAGATTAGGTGGCACTATACAAAAGATATCTAAATGTGATAGTATGGGTAGATCTTCTAAAGTAATTCAAATAGAGTATGACATCCAAACCCCATAAAAAAGAGGAAAGGCAGTATGCAAAAGATCGAATGGAATACTTTCGTGAGTTTCATAGAGTCATCGCACCTGTTGTCGTTCTCAAGAAAGATGAATAAGTTTCTGATACTACCACTAATACTGGTTGGATGTACAGCACCAGTTACAGATCCACCTGCACACGCTTGTAGTCCTCGTCTGGATGGTAAACCGACTAATTGTGGAGAGGATTTTGTCATACCAAAAAAAGAAGTAAAAGGTGAAGTAGATGTTTATAATATAAATCATTGGCATACTTTACATGGTGTGTATATTGATAACTTACGAAGAGATAGAATTGAACAGACAGCAACTAAACCTACTGATGCTATAGATAGTGCACTAGAAAATTTTTGGGAACAGCAAGATAAATAATTCTTGGAGACCTGTGTAAACTAATGGCAAGAAATACAGACCTAGCGGATGTAAATGAAATTTACACCGCTTTTGTGCTGAATAAAAATAAATTTCCCGACTCTGCTTCTGAAGCACAATACAATAAAAAAAGTGAACTTCTAGATCAAAAAGATATTTTAAATCAACTTGGTCGTGCTACTGTTATGGCAAATAATTTTCTAAAGTGGGCAAGTAAACATGGATATGAAGGTGTCAAGAAAGTATATTGGACAGCAAGACCTGGCTTTTCTTTCAAAGCGGTTACAGGTGTAGATGTAAATCAAAAGAAAAACCCTACTGATGTTTTAGTAGAGTTTAAGAGAGGTGGTTTTCTTGGTTTGTCTGCTAAGTCAACATCTGGTAGTGCAGACATTGGATTTAAAAATCCTGGTGTAGGTACTGTAGAAAAAGATTTAAGTATTGCACTATCTGATATTAATAAAGAAGCAATACAATTAGTCATTAAAGATTTTGATTTACCTTCTTCTGCTAGTGCAAGAAAATCAGCAATCCGTAAGAACAAACCAGTTCAAAAAGTTACTGAAAAAATTGGTCAAGCGGTTTTGAATGAGTGTAGGGAACTTATGTTAAAAAAAGTAAATACACTTGCACAATCTAAAAGAAGAGATTATATTATGAAGAGTTGGATTGATGCTAGTTCAGAACTGTATCCTCCATATGTAAAGGTCACAGGTAGAGGAACTAAGTCACCTTATACTGCTGACGTAGAAGATCCTTTGAACAACCCGAAGTTAAAAGCATTGCTAGAATCCAAGATTACTTTTGAATCTGTCGGTAATGAATCTATCGGTGTCAAAGCAGGTACTAAAAAAATTCTTAAAATGAGATTCAAATATGAATCTGAAAAAGTAGCAAGTAGTTTGAAGATGTCTGGAGATCCTTGGTAGACACTTTATAAACTGGCACATACATTATCATGGATTCAACTCTAGAGTGTTATAATAATGGTATATTCACAGACGATATGCCCAACAAACACCTTGATCATCTTGAAGATCTCATCCTATATGGTCGTAGGGAAGTAACTAACGCAGTAAATGAGTTGATGAATCATCCCAAATTGTCTGTTAAATGGGATGGTGCACCTGCTATTGTGTTTGGAACTGATCCTCGTAATGGTAAGTTCTTTGTTGGCACAAAGTCTGTATTCAACAAGATCAAGGTAAAAATTTGTTATGACCAAACTGACATTGACACGCATTACAAAGGGGTTTTGGCAGACATTCTTCGTCTATGTCTGCATCATTGCCCTCGCATCGGTGGTATTGTGCAAGCTGACTTCATTGGGGTCAGTGGTGGTATGGTTTATCGTCCTAATGTGTTGGAGTATCGCTTCGATCAAAAGACTACTGGTAGTATTGTCCTTGCTGCACATACTGGTTACACAGAAATATCTCCTGATGCTATTGGGTACGGTGGGATTAATATCTACGGTGAAGATTCTTGTCAGTTCCTAGGAACAAATGAGGCAGATGCACATATAGAAAAACTACCTGATTTTGATTGGATTAAATTCTTACTACGCATAGCACGTTCCAAGATTCCTAGTGCAAAAGTAAGACCACATATCTCTAAACACATCAACTCATTCATTCGTGCGGGTAGAGTTCCGCGTCCTCAAGAAATGTATGACTCGTTAGATGATAAATACAAGTGTGAGATCAATGTTGCCACATTCAAAGTGTGGTATATGTTATTTGAACTGAAACAGCGTTTACTTGCGAACATCAAAGTTACTGGTAGCGTTAAGTGCTACATAGATGGTAAACCTACTCAACATGAGGGTTTCGTTACTGTTGCGGAACACCCTTTTAAAATTGTAGATCGATTGACTTTTAGTAAAGCAAACTTTAATCTAGATAAAAATTGGACGAATGAAAAAATTTAGTGCTTTCCTAGACGAAGCAGCAAGATCGTTTGCAGCAAAAGCCGCTGAAAAATTAAATCTAACTCATGTTGGATACGGAAAGTATGCTAACGCAGAAGGTCGTGTCACTCATATGAGTAAGGATGGTAAATTAGTTAAATTATCTGCAGATGAAATCGGACAGGGACAACAATCAGGAGGAGAAGAAACTGCAAATGGCGAGGGTCAGGTCGATCAAGGTGCAATATCTATTACTTTTGGAAGATTCAATCCCCCTACTATTGGGCATGAAACTTTAATTAATAAAGTAGCAAGAGAAGCAAAGTCAAGTGGAGGAGAGTATAGAATATATCCAAGTAGAACCCAAGATCCTAAAAAGAATCCTTTAGATCCTGGTACTAAGATCAAGTTTATGAAGCAAGCGTATCCAGAACACGCTAATGCTATTCAGAGTAGTGAAGATATGAAAACTATCTTTGATGTATTAACTGCTCTTGATAGTGAGGGATACAGTTCAGTTAATTTAGTTGTTGGTGGAGATAGAGTAAGTGAATTTAACTCTCTAGCAACAAAGTATAATGGTAAGTTATATAATTTTGAGGATATTAAAGTAACTTCAGCAGGTGACAGAGATCCTGACTCTGAAGGTGTAGAGGGTATGAGTGCATCTAAGTTGCGTAAGGCAGCAGTTGAAGATGATTTTTCAGCATTTGATAAAGGACTTCCTAAAGAATTGTCAAAAAAAGATAGAGAAGCCCTATATCTTACATTAAGACAATCAATGAATGTAAAGGAGTCGTTTGACGATTTTGCCGAAGCATCATATGATTTATATGAAGTCGCTCCTAAGTTAGACCCTCAAGGTTTAAGGGAAGCATACTTTGAAAAAGAACTCTTCGCAGTAGGTACTTTCGTTGAAAACAGTAACACAGGGATCATTTCTAAAGTTGTTAGTCGCGGTAGCAATTACGTCATCAGTATTGATGAGCATGATAATATATTTCGTTCTTGGTTAAAAGACCTGACGGAAACAAATAATCTTAAATTTTTCAATTTTTCACCTGCAGGTGAGATTGGAACTGATAAATTAGCTGCATATTATCGTAAGATGACACCAGGAGAGTTTATTAGAAAGATAAATAAAAAGGATAAGGTTACTACAAAACAATGAACAGAGAAGATCTACCAGATATGACTGACGCTTACAATGAAATTTGTAGGTTACAGGAAAAGAAAAAACTTGACCCAGTTGGTAAAGAAGACGGAGACGTTGACAACGATGGTGACAAGGATGAGTCTGATAAGTACCTTATGAAACGTCGTAAGGCTATTGACAAAGCAATGAAGAACGAACATCATCAGAAAGATGAGAACGGTAATGTCATCGAGCATGATGAGGAAGAAGTAGAAGAAGCATACACAGTAACTAATGCTGACAAGAAGGGTAACACACCTGCATATCAAGCATTTAAAGCAGGTAAGAAGAATAAGTTAACTGGTAAACCCATGTATAAGGCAGCAGATCATATGAAGGAAGAAGAGATTAGTCCTATTGATTCTGTATTATCACCAGAAGAACTAGAAAGAGTAGCACAAATTTCTAAAGATTATGATGCTGCTATGGAAGAAGGAAAAGCATACGGAATGTATAAAGGGTCAGGTAAACCAAGTGGTCCTATGGCAGCATTTGCAAAAGCACCAAGAATGCAGAAAGGTGCTATGGCATATGATGGTGCTAACAAGGCAGCATCCGAAGCAAAGGATAGAATCCTTGCTAAGACAAAGGCAAAACGCGAAGCAATGAAAAAGTAATGTTATCTTTTAAAGCACTTTCAGA